CGCTGTTCCAAAAACTGCGGCGACCCCGAGGTTAATAGCCTCGGAGCCATGTGCCAATCAATTCTGGCAACAGTCCCTCATGAAATTCATGAAGGAGCGGTTTGACCGAACCTGGGTAGGCAAATCTATCGATTTGTCTGACCAGACTAAGTCACAACGACGAGCATTAGCGGGGTCCACAGATCGGAAGTTAGGGACAATCGACTTGTCGAAAGCCTCTGACTCCGTCACACTTGACCATCTTGGTGCCTTATTCCAAGAAGATTCGGAACTGCTACATATGATTCTTTCATGCAGAACCGAAACCATTGACGTACCCGAAGTAGGAGTAATCCGACTACGGAAATTTGCGTCGATGGGGTCAGCAGTGTGTTTCCCAATCGAGTCGGCCGTGTTCTTGGCTGCAGTTGCAGCTTCGATCATGAACCAACAAGACGTACGCTTCACTACGAAGCGTATGATGGAAATCTGCCGCGAGGTTACTGTTTACGGGGACGATATCATTGCCCCTTCACAGTACATACCGGGTATCATGCGTGACCTTAGCAGCTTGGGATTCCTCCCAAACCTGGATAAATCCTTCTATAGGAGTTATTTCAGGGAAAGCTGCGGTCTTGAAGCCTATGCTGGTGTAGAGGTAAAACCTGTATACCTTCGTAGGGACTTCTGGTCGCGCACGGAGCTTGTAGATGAGGATGTCGTCAGTATGGTGGCCACAAGCCGCCAAGCGTACGACCGAGGCCTCTGGAGGACAGCCGCTCAACTCCTTGATATGGTGGAAAACCACCTTGGAGAAGAGTTGCCGTTCGAAAGAGGGCCTGCTCCTTATCTAGCCCACAACATAGAGTGGAAGGAAGATACCAGAAAACACTGGTACGATCCAATGACTCAAGCCTTTAGGGTTTGCGGTTTCTATCCGCGCCCCGAGAAGTTGGAGTCTACACTCGACGAGTGGAGCCGACTTGTCCGTTACCTTGTCACGGTAAACGGTCGTGCCGAACTATTTCCGGAGGAAATGCCGGGAATGGCCGAACATGACTGGACGCACAAGTCTACCCGTGGCTTCAAGCTAGTCAAACTGGAAGAAGAAATCTTCTAGAGACTAGGCTTTGCCAAGGCTGGCGTACGACCTGAAAAATGGCCGTACGAGCTGTTTTAACACAGC